CTAAAAATTTGTAATTGGTCTGCTCTGGTTTTTTCAAGTCCTTGAAGAAAAGTCGAAAACACTGCATCTGCTTTTTTTGCTCTTACTGCTTCGTTTAATTGATCTCTTTGAATACCAGTTAACTTGGCCACTTGGTCTAATTCTGCTGTGTAATTTCTTAAGGCTTCGGTAGTAGCGGCTTGACTTCTAAATTCGTTTCTACCTTGTGTTCTTTGCTGTTCTAAAAACGTTGAAAAGAAATCCAAATAATTTTCCGTTGTTATTCCTAATCCAGCAAACTGCGGTATTAATTCATCTCTTACATTAGCGGCTAATCTGCCAACTTCTATTGCTCCAGTTGTGGCACTGCCAAATAATCCTGCCAACACTTCGTTATTACCTGCTATAAAATCTGTAAATTCTAATAAAGGCAGTCTAGCATCTCGAGCCGCTATTCTAAGTCCAATCAAACTTTGATTAAAATCAGCACCAATTGAGGCAAGTGATCTAAAATTGTTTATATTAAAATCTAGACTAGCACCCAGATCCGCTACCGCGGCACCTAGTATTGGAAACTGTCTTAGTGAATCTGTGTAGAAACTGATTTGTTCAGCACCTCTAACACCAGCGTCACCCAATTTGAACAATTGACCACCAACATCTCCAATTGTACCTTGTACTCTTTTGAATGCTTTTTCTGTGCTTTCAATTTGCTTTTCTAATTTTTCTAATTCTTCTAGTTGCTTTTTGTTACTTGCAGAAAGTTTGTCAGCATTACCTTTTAGTTTGCCCAGTGCTTTTTGTAGATCAGCACCGCTTTCACCACGTCCTACACGTTGTTTCAGTTCTCTAATTAGGCTACCGAGCTCTTTGCTGTTTTTGCCCAGTATCTTGTTCAGTTCTTCTAGTAGTTGTTGTTCATCCATTTTTTAGGCCATTTTCTGCGTATATAAATATAGACACGTACTATTGTTCTATGCTATATTTATAGTACGAAAATTATGGTAGAAAACACTAACCCACTAAACAAGTATTACAGGCAACCTGCAATATACATTTCTTTGCCCAGCAAAGGAAAATACTATACTGCAGAATCTTATCAGCAGACAGAAACAGGTGAAATACCAGTGATGCCTATGACAGCCAAAGATGAAATTGCATTTAAAACTCCAGATGCAATGATCAACGGTCAGGCCACTGTGGATGTGATTAAGAGTTGTTGTCCTAACATACTAGATCCATGGCAATTGACCAACTATGACTTGGATACTGTTTTGTTAGGAATTAGAATTGCTACCTATGGAGAAACCATGGACATCAACGCGACAGTGCCTGTGGTCAATGAGCAGATAAGTCACACTGTAAACTTACCTGCTCTACTTGAAACTGTAAAAAATATAGAAATCAAAGATTCATTTTCCACCGACACAGGTTTTGAAGTTTTTGTAAAACCATTGACCTATAAACAGACCACCAATGCACAGGTCAAAACATTTGAACAGCAAAAAATGGTGGCCGCTGTGGGACAGTCGCAAATGACAGACGAACAAAAAAGTCAAAAGTTTGCAGAAGCACACAAAGCACTTACAGAATTGAACTTTGAAATACTTTCCACAAGTTTTTCCAAAATAAAAACTCCAGACGGACAAACAGTTGAAGATCAAAATCAAATTAAAGACTTTTTAAATAATGCAGATTCTAAAACTGTTAACGACCTACAAGAAAAAATGTTACAAATAAGAAATCAAGCACAAGTTAAACCTATAAAACTTAAAACCACAGAAGACCAAATTAAAAAAGGGGCGCCGGTTACTTTTGAAACACCGTTGACGTTTGATAATTCAAATTTTTTCGTATAAGACTTTTGGCACTCTCGGATTCTGAAATTGTAAAATATCTCAAAGACCTTGAATCAGAAATAAAAAACCTCAAACACGAACTGTTGAAGATCTGTTGGTTCATGAGAGGTGGCGTAACTTACCAAGAATCTTTGAATATGGACATAGAAGAACGCAAAATAGTGGGTCAAATAGTCAAGGACAACCTGGAAACTACCAAAAAATCAGGTAGAGATTTCTTTTAAATAATGTATAATATTTAAATATACTAACTTAATGAAATACACTCGTATCAATATATAAATTACATGTCACAAAAGGATCTCCTAAGGGAGTTAAAAAGCACTATAAAAGAATTGTCAGATGAAAAAGACGATCTACTGACAAAACTCAAAAGCAAAGAAAGTCGTATCAAACAGGTATTGATACAATTGGAACAGAGTGTGGACGATGTGGCACACTGTGGTAAAAAAATTCGTGAGCAGGAAGAAGAAATAAAAGAACTAACCCAAGAAGTTAAAAATTTAAAAAAATCAACCGAGCCTGACAATGAAGAACAAACCACAGAAGAAACAAAACAAGAAACTCAAGAAGACTAATCCTAAATCATACATCAAAAAATGGCTGAGAACATTTGTGGAAGTGCCACATCCGGTGTTTGCTGGACTGCCGCCTTGTCCATTTGCCAGACAAGCCAGACTCAAAAACAAAATAAAATTTGCCTATTATGCATCTCCCGCAGTGTGGATGGATCTCTATGTGGATATTGTGAGATGTGACTTTGACAAGTTTGATGTGTTGGCCATGATTGTGGAAGCAGATCAATTTTCCACCACAGAAACCAAACGCATTGCCAGAGACCTCAACAAGTTTTTCAAAGTGGATGATGTGGTAGTGTTGGAAGACCATCCCAACATCGCAGAAACTGTAAAAGGTGTATCACTCAACAATGGCAAATACATTCTGTTTCTGGCACAGAGACTGAGCAAACTAAACAGATTCAGCAATCAATTGAAAAAAACTAGTTACTACAAAAATTGGACACAGAAACATCTTAAAGATGTTAGAGATTGGCGAGATCAGTAATCTTTTTTAGACTGCTGTCTCGTTCACACAGTTGCACATACTGTTTTTTGTTTGTGCTCCATTCTGTGCCTGTCCACCATTCAAAACCTTTGAACTGACTTTTATAGATACTGCCGGTTTCGTAGCCTGATCCCAGATAAAATTCATTGACACCTTTTTTCTTGGCCCACGTGGCCTCCATGTCCACTGTGACCTTGGAGATTGGCACTGTGTTGGCATGTAGAACACTTTCCACAGCATAACATTGATCAGGATGTAGTCGTGCCAGATCCCGTCTGCTGTTGTAGTTCAACAGTTCTTCCTGGAACCAGTATCTTTTGATTTTGGAAAAACCAATGATGTTGGTGACATCATCCACATAGTAGATCAAGAATGCGTCACGATCCTGCACATTGGCAAAAGGATCATAGAGATCTCGGAATTTGGTTCTTTTTAAATATTTTTGATACACAGATCGCAGTCCGGTCATTTCAATGTTTTGTTGTTCTGGCCGGATTTCCATCATCTGTATGTCTTGACCTTGCCACTGTGCCCGGCTTTTTGGCGCACGGTATTTTCTCAGTGCTATTCTTGTGGATCTGCTTTGGTAAAAACACTCCTGCAGTCGACCTTCATGATAGATGGGTGTGTCCAACGCCAACCATCCGTTGTCGATCATTTCGGCTTCTTCGTAACTTTCGGGAATTGCATAGGGTCTACACACCACAAGATCCTGTTGTTCCTGTCGGCCGTAACTGTGATTCCAAATGTGTATCATGGTACAAATAGTTATGGGTGTGGAAAGATGTGCTCACGCACATCTGAAACTTCGCTGTGCTCGTTTCGTTTGCGTCTCCTGTGGTAGATGAGCAGTCACAATTCGGCTATTGCTAGCCGAACCTCCTGTGGTGAGTTCACAGTCACCGTACATCGCTACCTTAGTCGGGCGGTTGTGCTGTACCCGTTTGCTCATTCATTACAACGCGAGCAGACATGACCCTTGTACGATACGTTCATGCCTACCTGAGGTTGGATCTGTTTCCCAGAGCCTCTTCATTTTTGCATTTACATCAAGGGATTCACCTGTCGCTGTTAAGCCGCATTTCCCTGCTCACTGATTGCGATGCTATGTGTGCCTGTTGGTTTTTTGTGCTATTGTGGTGTGCCTATCACTAGTATATAACACAGAAGTTTCTACGGTGCAATCTTTTTGATTCTGTTTACCAAGGTCTGCTGTGTAACCATTCACAGTACACCAGCAGAGTGTGTCTGTCTTTCATGCCTGCATTGGCACTGCTGTGCAGTGCATCAGGTGGAAATGTGTACACTTCGCCTGCTTTCCATTGGTACAGTGCTGTGTCTTCAATGAAAAATGCTTCACCAAACCGACCGTCTTCCATGGGTATCCAGAGTCTGGCAATGTTTTCGTATTTGACTCTGTCTCGAGCCTGTTCACCGTCTTGGCCATACACAACCACGTTGTACATGTCCTTGTGTGGTGCAAAAAAACTGCCTGGATGTTGCAGTCGCACCATGGCATTAAACGGTCTGCTGAGTCCTTTTTCATCCAAAAATGACTGTGGAATAATGTCTTTGTACCAGTCGTGTCTCCAGGCAATGCTGTAACAGTTGTGGTCATCGTACCTTTTGGTGAGGTTTTCACGTTCCACTGGATCTTTCACATATTTGTTGACAAAAAATGTGCCGGTGTTTTTTTGGCTTTTGACTCTGTTGGGTTCTGTGTTGTACACTTCGTCACGAAGGCGTTGTGGAATTTCAATGGTGCCAAGTTTGTGTACTGCCATAGTACCTGTATTTAAATAATGACATGCATTGGCACTACAAAAACGAACCTGTCTTAGAATTACCATCTGACTGTGTGGGTTTTGTGTATGAGATCATTTGCCTAGAGAACAATCGCAGATATATTGGAAAGAAACTGGCCAAATTCAAGACCTTACGCTACAAAATGCATACGCAGAAAAACGGAAAAAAAGTACGCAAAAGAATTCGCGGCGCTGTGGACAGCGACTGGAAAGACTACTATGGTAGCAGTGATGCCTTACACGCCGACATCGAACGTTTTGGCAAAGACAAATTCAAAAGAATTATTTTGAGGTACTGTAAAAGTAAAGCAGAGTGTAATTATTGGGAAGCACACGAACAATTTTCAAAAGGTGTGCTGTTAAGCGAACAATATTACAATGGTCATATAAGGGTAAGAGTACACGGTAAAGGCATACTTAACAAATGATACCTATAAAAGGTTATACAACTTTTCATCCTTTGAAACACTGCATAGTTGGTAGTGTACATCCTCCTGAGAACGTATCAGATGATCTTAAAGATATAATGCATGATACAGCAGAGGACCTTAATAACCTAGTAACTACATTGGAGTCATTTGATGTAACATGCTACCGACCTGCAACAACAAATGCAAAAAAACGTCCTCCTATATCTCCAAGAGACTATTTTGTTGTAATCGGAAATAATTTATTTGTAGGAAAACTTATCAACGGTTACAGTAAAATATTAAATGAGATTGATAAAAAAAATATAAAATGGTTTTTGGACAGTGATATATCCAGTGCCAACATGATAAGATGTGGAAATCATATTCACTGGGATATAAGCAAAAACGTCAATCAAGAAGCAGAGGACACAATATTAACATGGCTTAAAGATAACGGTTATAGAGTTACTGTCACAAGACACGGATGGCACATGGATGGAGTATACAGCATACTAAAACCGGGAGTAATATTAGCAACAAAAGATTTAGTAAATTTAGACGAAATTTACCCAGGATGGGATATTTGCTATTTTGAAAATAAGGAAAAAGAAATGTCAATTAATCACGCATGGGGCGGTGATAGCACAGAAAGCAATTATTCAGTAAATGTACTTTCAGTAGACGAAGAAAATTGTATTATAACAGAACCTACTAATACTTTATTAAACTTCTTTGATAAAAACAAAATTAATCCTGTAATTTGTAAGTTCCGCCATTCAAAGTTTTGGGACAATGGTGTGCATTGCTTTACACAGGACTTATACAGAGAAGGCACAATAGAAGATTATTTTAAGTAACTCTACAAATAAAAAACCCTCGACTGTACGCCGAGGGTTAAATTGAATTGCAATTCAAATTATCGATTACGCAACTTTTTGTGCGTTTTTAGATTCTTGAATTTCTTTTCTTCTTGCTTTTATTAATTTAGATAATTCAGCAAGGGCTTTTCTGGCTCTAGTCGCAGATGCCTTTACACCTTTTTCCACAAACTTAGAATTTTCTTCTGAGTAAGTTTGAATTGCTGTCATTATCGATTCATGTGTTTGTGACATATTTTATTCCTTTGTTGTCGTACGATAATTAATTAATATATGTTAAATGATAACATTAATTTTCTGGCTCAGTCAATAGAAAAAAGTATGGTAATTGAAAGACATGGTGCTTTTTACCAAATTTTTCAAAATATCTTACCTAAAAATCTTTATAAACGCTTACAAAAAATAAATCCTACTAATTGTAGTGTTAAAAAAGTTGAACAACAAAAACATAAACAACGTTTAAGAGTTGATTATAAAGAACAAATTTCTAAAGAATTGAATCTAATTTTTAGGTCAAATAAAATTAAAAAAGTGTTCGAAGACAAATACAAAATTAAATTACAAGCAAAAACATCAGACATCTGGTTTGACTCGTCCGGATATAAATTAGAAGCACATAGAGATGATAGCAGAATATCATTAGCAATTCAAATATATCTAGATAGTGATGATAATATTCCGGGAACCGCTTTATATTCTTCACAAAATTCCAAAAAACCATTTCATGTTTTTAAATACAAAAGTAATTCAGGCTATTGTCTTTTAAACAACACCAACAGTTGGCACGGTTGCGAACATGAACATATTGGTAACAAAATTAGAAAAAGTATTTACATAAGATATGCAAAAATTTAGCAAGATATTAAAATCTATTCAGGATGAAAAAATTATTAGTATTAAAAAGAGGTTTTTTTCTGAACCGCAAAAAATTGTTTCTAAAGAAGATTTTATAGAAAAAGCAGATAATTGGTTTATGTCAACAAAAATAAATCAATTGCATAATGTTGATCAGTTTCCTAATAAAGATATTATAATTGGATGCACACAATTTATTGAAAGTTTAGCACTAAAAAATAAATGGAATATCCAAGTATTGCCAAGAGATTATGCTTATTATGCGGTGATGGGTAAACGTCCAACGGAAATTGGTAGTCTTGAACCAGAGGTACCTTTAATTGTATCAATACCAAATTATTATTATGGACCCCGACCAAAATGGGACGAAATATTAGAAGAATGTAAAAATAAAAACATAGATGTGCATATTGATTGTGCATGGATTACTGTATCCAAAGACATAAATTTAGATTTTGGTCATCCCAATATAAAAAGTTTTGGAATGAGTTTATCAAAATATATAGGATCTTGGAACAGAATAGGACTTAGGTATAGCAAACAAAGAACAATGGACTCTATAACAATGTTTAACGCTCAGCAAAAATACAATGATGCATTAATATCATGTGGAAGTTTTGTTATGGACAACATTGAAAGAGATTACGGATGGAATACGTATGGTGAAAAATATAAAAAGATTTGTAAGGATAACAATTTACAAGAAACTAATTTCTTTAATGTTGCAAAAAAAGACGGAGAGTGTGTAAGTGTGTCCGAGCAGTTAGTTATTAAATAACAATTTCCACATCGTTGGCATAGTTGGTAAATCCATTTTCTTTTATCACTTTTAATACAGAATTAACTCTGCTTACCAGTTCGTCTTTGTGTGAAATTAGGAAAATATTTTTGTTTTGTGTTCTGGCCATGTCTTTTAGTACAGCCATGGAACTTTCAACACCTGATGTGTCCATACCTGCGTCTATTAATTCATCAATAAACAGCAAGTTGATCTGTTGATATAATCCTTCCCACACATCTCTGAATGCCCAACTCAAACTCAAAATTAATCTGTTTCTTTCACCTCTACTTAAATTATCAAAGTCCAGTTCTCTACCCAATTCTTCAATGCAAACAGACAGATCCGGTCTAAACACCACAGTGTGTGGCAGTTTTACTTTTGCCAAATAGTTGGCCAATCGCTGATTCAAATATGTTAAATTTTGTTCTATGATTTTTGTTCTTAAAAAACTGTCTTTGGCTGTGAGCAACTTGTATAAAAATTCTTGATGTCTGTACAAGTCTTCAAGTTCGTTGGCCTTTGTGTAATCTATTTTTTGAATAGCACTTTTTGTTAGTTCATGTATTTGTTCTGCGTAAGGATCTTCTTTTGATTCAGTTTGCTCCAGTTGTCTTTTGAGATCTTTTAGTGTGCCTTTGTGATTGTATGCTTCGTCTATTGAATCGTAATAAGTGTCTGGTATAACACCCAAATCACCTATGTCATCAATCTGGTGTTGTATTTTTGCAAGATCACTTTTTAGTTTGTTACTGTAATCTTCATTTTCAGTTAAGATTGTTTTTAATTTATCCACTAGATGTTCGTGTTTGTCATCGTGTAGTTCTTGTTCACATGTGGGACATTTTGCGTCTTGTGCATATTCCATATCTTTTTTGGTTTTTTCCACATTGGAATCTGCTTTGGTCAAACTGTTTTCATGATATGCTTTTTCTTTTTGCAGACTGGCCAGTGTTTTGGACTGCTCGTTGTGTTTTTGTAATTGTTTGTGTGCTTCAAGTTCTGCTGTGATATCCACTTTGTCCAGTTCAGAGATTGCGTCTTTGAACTTTTCAATATCCTGCTCTTTCTGTGACTGCCATGCACTGCTTCGTAGTCTGATAGTTTTTATTGATTCACTAATTTTTTCATTGCTTTGTTTAATACTGTCCAGTTTGTATTTTTCACTCATTAATTCTTCTTTGGTGCCACGCATTTGATCTTTAAGTAGATCTGCCTTTTCTGAAAGTATTGTTATTCCCAAAAGTTGTTCAATTATTTCTCTTTGTTCTGCCTGTTTAGTGGCCAGAAACGGTTGAGTGTATGTGTTCAAAGCAATGATATTCTTGAACATGGCATGACTCATTCCGATCAATTTGTTAATTTCGTGTTGTGTCTCTCTGTTTTCTCCCTGTGCTTCGTTGCTTTCTTGTTCAACATCATTAATATAAAATTTAAGTTTGGCTGGTTTTCTGCCTCTTTCAATGGTGTATGTGGTATTGTTTTTTTCAAAAGTGATTGAAACCAACATGTCTTTGTTGTTGGTTTTGTTAACAAGATTGTCTTTTCTGATCTGAGTAAGTGCATCACCAAATAGTGCATAACTGATAGCATTTATTATTGTGGTTTTACCTGTACCATTTCTAGCACCTGCGTCGTCGCCACCAAGGTCCATGTTTTCACCCAATACCAATACTAAATTCTTGCCTTCAAAATTAATTGCCTGTGCTTGATTGCCCACGCTTAGAAAGTTTTTTACTGTGAGTGTTTTTACTGTTAACAATATTATTCCTCTTTTACAAATATACCATCTACCATTCGGCCTTTTCTGTCTTTAATATCATCGTATGCTATCTGCAGACATTCTTCAATGGTATAATCATTTCTTTTCATAATGTTCAACATCACAACCAACATATCTCCCAAATCGTCTCTGATGTCTTCACCTTTACAGGCATGGTCACTTAATTCACCCAGTTCCTGCATCAGTTTTAAAATTTGATCTTTGTCTGTGCTTCCTTGTATCAAGTTGCGATCTTCAAACCATTTGTTTACTTTTTCAATTAATTCTTGCATTTTAGTTGTTTACGTCCAAGTTGTTGTAGATTGCCATTAATATTTTTTTGTCATATGTTTGTGAATCAACACTTTCCAATTGTTTGACAACAATTTGATCCACACTGTCAAACTTTTCTATTGTGGCTGTGGTTTCTTGTGCTTGATCAACCTGTTCAGGTATCAATTGTAGTTCTCGTAGTTTGTATTTGTCTATAAATGTTTCTCGAATAAAATTGGCTTCTTCATAACTGATCTTGATGTCTAGTGTCACTCTCACATACATTTTTTCTTTTAGTAGTCCTTCTGGATCTGCCAACAGTTGGCTTATTTTATAGTTTCTGTATCTTGGCATATCTGGCCAATTGTAATATTTTGGTGTGCCACCATGTTCCAAAATCATCATGCCTCGTTCGTCATCACCAGCATCAGCGTAATTGTGTGGAAAAGCATTGCCCATGTATACAACATTGTTTCTCACTTGCCTTTTGTGAAAGTGTCCTGTAAAAACATACTGCTGATTTACAAAATGTTCTGCTTTGATACCGCCCACGTCTGGCATTTCAACCATGGCGTTCATTTTGAAATACGGCAGTTCAAAGTGTCCGAAAATATATTTCTGTTGCATCTGCGGAATACGTTTCCATTCATCCTGCACTATCCATGGAATAATAGCAACGTCTTCTGTTTCAATCCATTCATTGACAATGTGTATGTTTGGTATGTTTCTGATAAACTCCATTGAGTTTATTTCTCGTTTGTCTCTGTAAAACAGATCATGATTGCCCATTATCACATAAACTTTTTCAAATGCTTGTCCCAATCTTTCCATGTTGGAAACTGTGTAGTTCATTGTGGATACGTTTGTTGAGGATCTGTGATGATGCCAGTCGCCTAAGAATATACAAGTTTCACAACCTTGTGCTTTGGCTTGATCAATGAACCAGTAGATAAAAGCCTCACAGTCGTCATTGTGTATTCTTGAATTACCTTTCATTCCAAAATGTATGTCAGTAAAACAAGCGACTTTTTTAAATAATGCCATTATTTTTTAACTTCCTTGTATTTAAGAAGATCATATTTTCGTTCTCCAGTTTTTTTGTAGTGTCTGTTAAACTGTGCCATTGATGTTTTTGTGGCCACTCTCACTGTGGAACCTTCTTCTTTTATTCTTTTGTTCTGTTTGGCAATCAGTTCACTCATCTGTCTAGTCATTGATGGCATGAGATTGTTCTGTTCCATAATATCGTCTCTGATGTTTTGATTTTTCTTTTCGATGTTTAGTATTCTTGTGAATGAATTGGTGATAGCCGCTGTGTAATACGCAAAAGGATTTTCTGATTTTGATTCATCAAACTGCAAACCTATCTGGCTCAACTGCATCAAAGCCTGAGATTGCATTTCGTCGTTGTATGTGTAGCCTCTCCAGTTTGATCTTGTGCCGTATCTTTCACACAACTTCATGTACATCTTGGCCAGTTCCGCTGTGATCTTTCCGTGAGTGCAACTAAAACTGCCATTGGCCATACCACCTATCCAATGACTTTTTCCTACACATTGAGGTTTACCTTTGCTGTCAATACGATAGTGCTGGAATGGAGGAAAGTTCACTTTGGTGTGTATATCTGCTTCTGTTTTGGGATTGTTTTTTCTTTTTAAATCTTCTGGTATGTGTTCAAATGACATTACTCTAAACACCAGATCAGTTTTTTCTATTTTTCTTGGACTTACTTCAAAGTCTGACATTTTCAGTTTGTTTTTTCTACCTGCGGCCGCTTTGGCAGTTTCCCATGATTCTTGTGTCATTTTTTTGGCTTTGTTTTTTCTGGCCTGTGAAATTGTTTTGGTGTTGATTTTTTTAACATCCTTGACTATGATGTCATAATTGCTGTCTTCGGCACTAACATAAGAGCAATAGGTATTTTTGCTTAGATGTATTTGTTTCAGCAGATCTCTGTTGTTTAAGTAGTTTACTCTTTTCATATAGTTCTTTCATTGTTTGGTTGAAATGACCACAAACAGGTCTGTTGAAATGTACTGTAAAACTGTGCCGTAAGGTGAATTAAATGCGCCTATTATTGTGCCTATAAATATTGTTTATTATACAATATTTTTTATGAGTACGCAACCTATACAACCAAATCAAAAAACCCTTGGTCAAGCAGTGGGACAATCGGCCAGAAATGTGTTCAATAGAACCTTAGGCAGACTGTTTGGTGCAGGACTAAACAAAGGTGCGGAAAAAGGATTTTTTGGTGGTAATCCTGGCACAGCAAGTTGGAGAAAAAGATCAGGGTCTACAGACTGGAGAGTCAAATTAACTATTCCGCCTGAAAGTTCATTGAATGCAATGTTTTTTGAAGGCAGTAACAAAACTGCAGGTCAGCAGGAGTACAAAATTTTAGGACCATTAGCAGACACAGGTGGTATTTTGTTTCCAATTACACCTAGTGTGATTATGCAACACACCGCAAATTATTCACAGTTGGCAACAACACATGCAAACTATCCATATTACGCATATCAAAATTCTGAACCAGCCAATATGACCATCGTGGGAGAATTTCCTGTACAGAATCAAACCGATGCCGCATACTGGGTAGGCACAATACATTTTTTAAGATCAGTGACCAAAATGTTTTTTGGCGGCGCTGATGCTCTTAGAGGCAATCCACCACCAATATTACAGTTCAACGGTTATGGTGATCATGTGTTTAAAAATATTCCTGTGATTGTTACAAACTGGACTTGTGAATTGAGATCAGACGTTGATTATATTGCAACATCACAAAACGCACAAACTTTTCAAAATGCCAGTAGGGTACCAGACGCTGTCAGAGGCACAGGCACAGTGCTCAACAACAACAGCAGTAATATTCCTGCAACTTGGGCACCTTCATTGAGTACTATTACAGTACAAATACAACCTATCTACTCAAGAGATACAATTAAACAGTTCTCTTTACAAAAATTTGTTACAGGTGAATTAAACAATGTTAACGGAATAGGATTTATTTAATGGCTCAATATTCAAACACATCTCCATATTTTGCAACAGAACAAAATAACATCGGTCTAGGTTTTTATGTGCCAAGAACAATAACTGCTGACGATGATGATGTATCTTACACCATTGACAGAATTTACGCATACAGGCCAGACTTATTGGCATTTGACTTGTACGGTTCACCAAGGCTTTGGTGGGTATTCGCACAAAGAAATCCAAACCAAATAGAAGATCCAATTTATGATTTTGCTCCTGGAGTTACAATTCAATTGCCTAAACTTAGCAATCTGAAACAAGACTTAGGAATCTAAAATGTTTACTAATCCTACAACTAAGGAATCAGTTCTTGATACAACACAAGTTGGTGCAGGCAAAAATAGTCTTGTCGAAGACAATGTGTTGCACAAGTTTGCCAGTTACAACTACGTTTTGACTTTGAGTGCGTTGAACAGAAGTCAATTGGATAATCCAGATAAGATTCCAACAGATGTGCCACAAAATATTATTGCCAGAACCGGAGGTATAGGTAATCCAAACGTCACTAGAATAATTGAAGAAAACAGAGCCGCTGATGTTTTAGGCGACAAAACAACAAAACCAACTTATGAAGACGTAATTGGTGAAAGTCAAAGAGTGCTCAAAAAAGGCAGAGATATATATTTTAACAGTGTCACTATAGATAGTTTTCCTAGACCCAACGAGTTTAGAAAACTTATGAACTACACAAAAATTGAAATGGTGCTTGAAGAGCCCAACGGAATAACATTCTGGGAAAAGTGTAGAGCGGCCGCATTCAATTCTGGATATAGAAATCACACCACAGCACCTTTTTTGATCACAATAGAATTCAAAGGATATGACGATCTAGGCAACGTTATTTCCAACGTTGTGCCCAAGAGAGTTTATCCTGTACGTCTTTCAAGATCTTCTTTGCAGATGAATGCAGGCGGAACTACCTACACAGTAGAAGCATATCCTTGGACAGAATTTGCCATGATCAATGCTTTTTTATTCACTAGAGGCGGTGGTACTGTGGCAGGTCAAACAACTATACAGGACCAAATGAATGAGTTTGCTAGACAACTGAACAAAGACATTGAAGATCAAGAAGTTGGTCCAGATAAACTCAGAGACAGAGCAGACAAATATGAAATAACAGTCAGTGCTGGTATTGGACAATTGCAAAGTCAAAATGGAGATGTATATCCAACAACTGGATTTTTTAACAAGAATAGAAAACAAGGTTCATTTAAAGTTTTTACCTACGGAAAAAATCAAAGCATTGTAAAAATTATTGAAGACACAGTGAGGCAATTTGTAAAATACAACGACATTGAGCAAATTTTAGCAGATAAAGCAGATCTTTTTACAGTATCTGGTTCTATTTCAGAAGATGATCAATATGTTGATTGGTTTAAAATTGTCACAACAGTAAAAGAAGGACCAACCTTTGACAAAAAATTAGGTACCCATAACAGAATAATACACTATCATGTTAAACCTTTCAAAATACATGTACTAAATTTTGTGCGAGCAGGTTATGGTTTCAGTTTTGATTACAAAAACGCTGTACGTAAAAAATTTAATTACATTTACACCGGAGAAAATTTAGATATATTAGATCTAAATGTAGAATACAATGCAGGTTACTATCAGTCAATTCTAAGAAAACAAGATCCAAATATTTTGATAAGAATATTGAACAAGGCAAAAAGTGTATTGTCAAGATTAGTTAAAACAAATAATTATGAAGCAGATCCATTACTGCCATTACACTCATACATAACAACTTTGAACACAGAAAATCCTAGTGTAAACAATCAGGACAAAGAAATTTTTGAAAATCAAGCGTTGGCAGACACAGTGTATGATTATCTGGTCAATCCCAAAGGAGACATGGTAAATGTTGATATGAAGATCATGGGAGATCCTGCTTTTTTAGGACAGGACTATGCTATACCTTTACGAGTGGGAGACAATTCAAATCAACAAAGAATAAACATAGGTTCAAGTGTGTGGGATCCTCAATATAAAGCATTTAATTTTGACAACGGAGAAGTTGTTGTACAACTAGATTTCAAATTTCCTAGTGATTTTGATGAAAACGAAGGCTTGTACAAGTTCAATACCGAAGCAACACCTCAGTTTAGTGGCTTATATAGAGTTATTAAAGTGGAAAGCAGATTAGAAAATGGACAGTTTACACAAAATTTAACAATGGCAAGATGTATGAATCAACAAAAAATTACACAAAGAGCACGTAAACTTGCAAATCAACGCGAAGACGGTTCGATAATTTCAGAAGATGTCTTTGTAGGACCAGGAGAAATATCAGCATAATGGCACTTAATCAAGGATATACTTCAACCACAAAACTTGGCAACGACAAGTCTTACACTGTTGTTGATCCAGGTCCATATGTGGCCATTGTAAAAGAAAACAGAGACGTGACCAGAATGGGCAGAATAGGTGTTGTGATTCCAGCAATACATAATGCTCAAAATGTCAACAGTGACCAATTGATCACCTGTGACTATCTTGCACCTTTTTATGGAGCCAAGAGTCCCAACGCAGTCAACACCACAGACATAACAAGTTATGAACAATCGCAACATTCGTATGGAATGTGGATGGTTCCACCTGACATAGACACCAAAGTTTTAGTTACTTTTGCAGAAGGAAAGATTAATCAGGCCTACTGGATGGGTTGTATACAGGAACCATTTGTCAATCACATGACTCCTGGTATAGCAAGTTCAACAAATACTTACAATCCATTAGGAGTTGGAGGCGGAGAGAACGACCCTACCAACAAAGTATCAGAGAAAATTAAAAGTTTTGGCACTGAAGATTTACCTGCAGGAGAAGTCAATAGAGGAATCTGGGATTCAGCAAGTGCCGCAGGTTTTGACAAACTAAAAAAACCAATACATCCGTTTGCAAACACTTTAAAAAAACAAGGACTAGTAAAAGACAATGTGAGAGGCACTACCAGTTCCAGTGCAAGAAGAGAAACTCCTAGTAATGTTTTTGGAATAAGCACGCCAGGAAGAATAGATACAAGATCAAGTAAAAAAGCAAGAGTTGGCACCTTAGACGATCAACAAGAAAAAGTTTTAACTAGAAACGCTGGACATACCTTTGTGATGGATGACGGTGATGCCAACGGTGCAAATCAATTGGTAAGATTGAGAACCAGTTCCGGACATCAACTTGTAATGAGTGACAGTGCAGGTGTTGTGTATCTAGCAAATGCAGATGGCACAGTATGGATGGAGTTTTCAAACAACGGTTTAGTTGATGTTTATGCACAAACAGGTTACAATTTAAGATCAGGTGCAGATATAAATTTTCATGCTGAAGGCAACATTAACATGTATGCCAACAAAAGCATTAAACTAAAAGCAAATGAGGAGAATGGTATAGTTGCAATTGACGGCGCTAACATCCTGAATTATGCATCCAATAATATTACAAACTTTGGAACTAATGTTTATCAAAAGGCCACAACAAATATAGTATCTGATGCCGGACAAAGAAATATACAACAAGGTATGACTAGAGTAGATCTTATTGGAGGTCAAGTACACTTCAACAGTTATCCTACAATATCAAACCTTGTTACTCCTTTACAAAGAACATCATACACAGCACCAACTGGCACAGGCACATTGTTGACAGACTATCCAGACGTTACTTTGAAACCACTAGGAGAAATATACGAAGTTGATAGAGCACTTCCTGGTATGTCAGGCATGAGAGTTCCAACTCACGAGCCGTTTTGGGGACACCAAGACAATGCACCTGCTTTTGGTTCAGTTGGAGGAACCAATACAAATATTGGCACTGCTGGACACATAGAAGACCTTAACAGAAACAGTGATTTGTTAAGTGTGCGTTGGGCACAATACAAAGCAGACCTTGATGCAGAACTGGCAAAACAGCCAAACAATTCTGCGGATTCAGTCACCAATAATTTTAATGCAGACTACAGGAAAAGACAAGGCACAACAAACTTTCTGACTGACAACATTGATGACTATCAAACTTTAGATGCAGGAGAAAGTGAAACATACAACAAAATTATAGCAAAACCTAACACAGTGGCAGGCACTGCCAATTTCACCAGTGTTAATGTAAATGAATCCGGAGTGTTGTACACCAAAGGCACAACAAATCTTGCGGAGTCTGGCACAGTCAAGAAAACAGGTAATTTATCACAGGTTAGAACAATAAGTTCTGGAGCAAATGTATATAATAATATGTCAAATCTGACCACCACATACAAAAATGTTGTTGGAGGCAAAGTGACATCAGTTGTACAAACAGCAGAGACGGTAAGTACAGTTGCAAATGTGGTCACTACTTTGAGTAAAGTTGCTCGTAGTGTAGGAAAATATTTTGGATTTTAATTATGGCGTACAATAGTTCATCAGGAAACGGATCAGGATACATCGAAGGTCAGAGTGTGTTCAAAGGATTCAGTTCTAGAGCAGACAAAAACAATTTTAAACTGTATGATTTTGCTTTAATTAAACAGGATCTTATCAATAGACTGAGTGTGCGTAAAGGTGAGCGTGTAGAAAATCCTGAATTCGGCACCATAATTTATGATGTGCTTTTTGAACCATTAACAGAAGCAGTAAAAGAAGCAGTTGCAGAAGATATCACGAAAAATCTAAACGCAGATCCACGACTGCAAACAGAAGACATAATTGTAAGTGAGTTTGAACACGGCATTGCTGTACAGGCCACTATAAGATATGTGCCGTACAATGTGGTAGAAAAATTAACATTCAGTTTTGACGAAAACAGCACTCTGCGTCTATCTTAATATACGCACTTAATTTAAACCATAAATATTCATACAAACAGTATGGCCACAACAGATAGACAGAACAGACTTTTAGTTGCTGAAGATTGGCGGAAAATTTACACCAGTTTTCAACAGGCAGATTTCAAATCATACGACTTTGAAACCATTAGAAGAACAATGGTGGCCTATCTCAGAGAAAACTATCCAGATGATTTCAACGACTACATTGAAAGTTCTGAATATGTTGCACTTTTGGATCTTATTGCTTACTTGGCACAGTCACTTTCGTTCAGAGTTGACTTAAATGCCAGAGAAAACTTTTTAGAAACTGCTGAAAGAAGAAATTCAGTTTTAAGATTGGCAAGATTGATCAACTACAATGCCAAAAGAAACACACCTGCCACAGGACTTTTAAAATTTGACAGTGTGGCAACTACAGAAAATGTAACAGATTCATCAGGAACAAATCTTGCCAACACAACAGTGGTATGGAATGATGGTACCAATGCCAATTATAGAGAACAGTTTATTAATATTTTAAATGCCGCTAATGCTTCAGGACAAACATTTGGCAAGCCAGCAGAATCAGATACCATTGGCGGAATAAAAACAGACATTTACAACAGCAGTTCCAACAACACCGACTTACCTATTTTTACATTTAGGAGAGCAGTAAGTGGTGTAGACAGAACATTTGAAATTGTGCCGGCCACAATTCAAGATTCTGAAAGCATTTATGAAAGAACTCCGCTACCAGGTGGAGGATTCAGTTATGTGTACAGAACAGATGGCGCAGGCGATACATCAAACAACACTGGATTTTTTGCTTTGTTCAAACAAGGTTCAATGGCAAATACAGAATTTAACATAGCCAATCCAAGCACTAATTTTGTGCAACCAATTAATATAAACAACATTAACAATTCAGATGTATGGTTGTATGAATTAGATGACTTTGGACAGATTGAAAATCTTTGGGACAAAGTGCCAACAACTGTGGGCAACAATGCCATTTACAATTCATTGGCCACTGACAGAAGAAATATCTATAATGTGGTGACCAAAAACAACGACGCTGTTGATTTAGTTTTTGGAGATGGCAATTTTTCTAATATTCCTTCAGGTGCATTCAGGGTCTATTACAGACAGTCAGATAATGCAACCTATTCTGTGCAACCAGCAGACATGACCGGTATTACTTTTGCGTTGGGTTACACAGACAAAAATGGTGCTCCACAGACCTTGACAGTGTCTGCGTCATTACAACAGTCAATATACAATGCCGCGGCAACAGAATCATCAGATTCAATCAAACAAAAAGCGCCTCAAGCATATTATTCACAAAACAGAATGATCACTGCAGAAGATTACAATGTGGTGCCATTGTCAGCATCACAGGAAATTATCAAAGTTAGATCAGTCAATAGAACTGCTTCTGGAATCAGCAGAGCCAAAGAAATCATTGATCCAACAGGAGCATATTCAAATGTTTCAGTGTTTGCAGAGGATGGAGTATTATACAGAGAAGAAACAGAACCAGCATTTACATTTACTTTCAACAACAACAATGAAATATTAAGCACAATCAACAATTCAGTTGAAAGCAAATTAAAAGAAGCCACAGCAAGACAGTTTTTTTATTTAAAATATGGCACAAAAGATTTAAGTTCATTAAGTGCGTCTTGGGTATCAACTACCACAGGCACAAACACTAACACAGGTTACTTTAATGCAGGTGGTCCTTTGGCAGTTGGCGAATTTTCAACGTCAAATTTAAAATATGCCAAAGTTGGATCACTAGTTAAATTTACATCTCCTGACACTAGAGAATTTTTAAATGGCAAACTAGTAACCGCTGGCACAGACAATGCACAAGACAGAGCCTGGGTGAAAATTTCTGCTGTTGTAGGCGATGGATCAAACAGCGGAGAAGGCAATCTAGAATCAGGACTAGGACCAATAACACTTAACGACATTATTCCAGCAAACGCAGTTCTAAACGCTGTGTTTCCGGTGTTTACCACAACTTTTACAACAGCATTGAAGGATGATCTAATTGACAGAATCAATGCCTATGAAGAATTTGGATTAAGGTTCAACGAAGAAACAGGAGCATGGTCAGTGATCACTTCAGCAAATTTAAGTGCTTCTTCTGTGTTTTCTCTTACTAATGCAGGTGACACAACTGCTACCAATTTGGATCAAAGTTGGTTCTTTAAATTTACAAATGACGGAAACACTTACACAGTCACTTACAGATCCTTAGCATATCTTTTTGAATCCGAAGGGCAAAACAAATTTCACTATGACAAAACTGAAAAAATCTATGATTATACCACAGGCACTAGTGTCAAAGACAGTATCAAGGTGCTAAAAAACAACACTGTACCTAGCACAGGGTTGGGCATTGGTTATCCAATTAATTGGCAGATTGTTGACACAGTGGAAGAAGCAGATGGTTACCAAGACAATAGGAAAGTGCAAGTTGGATTTTTTGATGGAGACGATGATGGTGTAGTTGATAATCCAGACATATTTGATATCATTGTTGATCCGGAAACATCTCCAGCAACAAAATTTGTATTTTTTGAGAAATATTTAAGTTACAACAACATTGAAAGATTTAGACCTTATGCCAGTACAAATTTTGTTGTAACACAAAACGAAACAGATATTACACTACCTGGTTCATATGCCAACGGACAACTGTTCTACTTTTATGACAGTGCAGAAAATGTTATCAAAAAGTATGACTCCAGCACAATAACATTAAGCACCACCACAGATTACAGAGCAAGGAGAGGTAGATCCAATATCAATTTTCAATACAAACATCATGCAGGACAAGACACCAGAATTGATCCAAGTGTTAGCAATATTGTAGACATTTACATGCTTGAAAGAAGTTATGATGCAAGATTTAGAACCTGGTTAAAAGATGGTGGAACAAAACCTTCTGCATCAACATCAGATCAATTAAGAATAAGTTATTCAGGATTTTTAAATCCGCTAAAAGGTCTATCAGATCAAATAGTTTATCACCCTGTAAAATATAAAATATTGTTTGGTTCAAAAGCAGACAGCGAATTTCAAGCAACATTTAAAGTTGTAAAAAACACAGCCACAAATGTAACCAATGCTGTTATTCAAACAAGAGTTATACAAGCAATCAATGAATTTTTTGCCTTGGATAATTTTGATTTTGGCGACACATTTTATTTTACAGAACTAGCGGCATATGTTCATCAACAATTAGCACCTGATCTGCTTTCTGTTGTGATTGTGCCAAATCAATCTGGACAAAGTTTTGGATCATTATTCCAAGTGTCTGGAGCAGACGACGAAATTTTTATCAGTGGGGCCACCGTTGATGATGTTTCTATAATTGATGCTATCAGTGCCAATCAATTGGCGGCTTCTGGCACAGTTGTTACATCAACCACAGACACAACATCAAGCACAAGATCAACATCAGCAGTATCTTCGGTGACCTCTAGTAGTGCAGGAAGTGGAAGTTCATCATCCAGTTCAGGCAGTAGTGGGTCAGGATACTAGCGATGGCAGATAAACCAGTAAATTCACAAACAAATAATGTAACCTACAAAGACAAAAACGGTGTGGTTATACGAAGATCTATAGCACATTTACCTAGTTTTTATAGAACAGACAGCAACGAAAGATTTTTATCAAGCACAGTTGACCAATTGATCCAACCTGGATCATTAGAAAGGCTAGATGGTTTTATCGGGCATGAATATGCCTACACAAGAAACACAAACAAAGACAAATATCTAACTGCCACAAGCACAGATAGAAAAAACTATCAATTAGAACCTGCTGTAACCTACACAGACAGAGACACATCTAGTGTTAATCCTGAAGATCAAGTTAAGTTTACAGGCACATACGACGATTACATAAATCAAATAAAATATTTTGGTGGACTAGTAGATAATCATGATAGATTAAACAAGGAAAAAGTTTATGCATGGAATCCTGCTATAGATTTTGACAAATTGGTCAATTACAGAGAATACTATTGGTTACCAGATGGTCCTAATCCAATCACAATAAGTGCTGTTGGTACAGGTGCTGTCACAGAAATAGATGTGGTAAACAACGCGGCAGGTGCATACAATTTCAGCACTAGGTCAGGAGTTGACAATCCAACGCTAACACTTTACAGAGGCAACACTTACAAATTCATAGTCAATGCCGCAGGGCATCCTTTTTACATAATGACAGAACCATTCAAGACAGGAGTAGCAGTAGACGGGTCAACATCTGTGTTGTACACATCAGGAGTTACAAATGCAGGCACAGACAGTGGCACAGTTGAGTTTATTGTGCCAACAAACGCTCCAGATGTGCTTTATTATCAATGCGGAAATCATTCTGCCATGCATGGAGTTATCAATGTGCAAACAGTTGACAGTTCAACAAATATAAATGTGTCTGAAGATATTCTTGGTGCAAAAAATTACACTACATCGTCGGGAGTGGATCTATCAAATGGAATGAAAATTAAGTTTGGTTCTAATGTAACAGATACAGCCACGTACTCAGCCAAAGAATTTTATGTGGAAGGTGTTGGAGAAGCCATTACATTCACAAGCACATCTGACCTTATTACTCCGGAAAGTTATTCTACCGAAACATCAGAAACTTATGATGATGTTGCCTATGATGCACGTCCTTACGCAATTGCTTTTTACAGACCTGAAACAAAAGATTACATCACAATTAAAAGAGATTCATTAGATCAAAATGCTTGGTCTAGATATAATAGGTGGTTTCATAAATCTGTAATTGAAGCCACAGCAACCGCTAATGGTTATACTGCTGATCTTTTAGAAGAAGACAGAGCCAAAAGACCTATCATTGAATTTGATTCAGGACTGGCTTTGTACAATCATGGAGTTCAGGCCAAAACGTCAGTGGCACTAGTTGACACAGTGACAACTGATGCTTTTAGTAATATTGTAAATCAAACAGGCTATATTATTGATGGAATATCAGTACAAAATGGCATGCGAGTATTGTTTACAGCAGACACAGACAGTTTAGTAAAAAATAAAATCTTTACTGTAAATTTTGTTGATGTGGGAGACAGCACAGCGGCCAAAGTTATTGCTTTGACACCAACAACAGACACAGACCCAGCAGACGGTGAGAATGTTTTTGTAGAACTAGGCACAAGTAATCAAGGTAAAACTTATTTTTACGAAGAAGATACAAAAACATGGCAAACTGGACAAACAAAAACAGCAGTAAATCAACAACCATTGTTTGATATGTTTGACAATTCTCATAACAGTTTTGCTAACACCACAGTGTATCCAAACAGTTCGTTTACAGGTGCAAAAGTTTTTGCTTTTAAAACTTCAACCACAGCAGTGACTGATACTGTTTTAGGTATTAAAGTGAAATACAAAACATTAAACAATGTTGGTGATATTGTTTTTGAAAGTGATTTGTCATCGGGCACATTTACATACAAAAGTGGAGATGATTTTATAAGCAAACAATATGCTTCAGGACACTTACATTATACCACAAGCAGAACAACACACAATTCAAAAAGTTCATGGGTACAAAGAACTGCTGAAAGCAAACAAAGAGTTATTAGAACTTTTATAGTCACCGTAGATGAAAAACAACTATTTCCTATAGACGTATATAAAAATAGTGCTTCTCTTACAGATCTAGAAGTTAGTGTTGATGTTAATCATGTAAGACAGGACCTTACCACTGATTACACTTTACAAAATGGAACAACTAACAAATATGTTAGTTTTGTTGATGAACTTAAAGTTGGCGACCTCGTAAAAATTCAAACGTATTCGTCAGCAACCAAAGTTGATGGCATTGGTCTATATGAAGTTCCAGAAAATTTATCAATTAATCCTTTGAATGCACAAGAAGACGAATTTACTTTTGGAGAAGTTTTAAATCATGTGCATGACATACACGAAAAAAATACAGATATAACAGGTAAGATTCCTGGTGCGACAAATTTACGTGATTTACCTGATGTAAGAACAAAAGGTGGCACAATTGTACAACACTCGGCACCACTACCTTCAGGTATTTTTAATTTGATAGATCAAAATGCCAATGCAATAAAAGCAATAGACTATGCAAATTTAGAATATCAAAAATTCAAAGAAAACTTTTTATCTATCAGCACAGGAAAAAGTTTTGAAGGCAATGTGGCAGACTATGTTGATGAATTGATAGAAACAATAACCAAAGACAAAACATCCAGTTTTGCTTTCTATTATGAAGACATGATCGGTTATGGTGCCAATGTATCAACTAGAACATACACTGTACAGGATTCTTCGGAAGTGGATTATGCCATTGATTCTCAACATTCAATGACCACTGTCAGCAATAGAGCAGTGTATGTTTATTTAAATGACACTCAACTTTTAGTAGACACAGACTATACTTTTAGTACAACTGATGACAGCATAAACATTAAAACAGCAATTGCTGAAGGTGATATTATAAAAATAAAAGATTATAGCGACACAACCGGAAGTTTTATTCCGCCAACTCCTACAAAATTAGGCCTATATCCAAAGTTCAAACCTGAATCTGTCACAGACAACACATACAGAACAAGCAAAACAGTGATAGTTGGTCATGACGGATCAAGAACTATTGCATATGGTGACTATCGAGATGACCTGCTGTTGGAATTAGAAAAAAGAATTTATAACAACTGTAAAACTACATACGATTCTTCTCTGTTAAAAACTGCAGACGTTGTTCCTTCTGGTTTTAAAACCACAGACTACACAATTCAAGAAGTTGATTCTGTGCTGTCCTTGGATTTTTATGCATGGGCAGGTAAGAACGGAGTGGACTGGCAAAACAACACAACCTATAATGCTTCAGATGCATTTACATGGAATTACAACCTTACACGTGATGCAGTCAACGGAAATCTTTTACCAGGATATTGGAGAGGTATATTTAAATTATTTTATGACACTGACAGACCCCATACACATCCATGGGAAATGTTAGGATACTCAGAAAAACCGACCACATGGGAAGACAACTATGGCCCTGCACCTTACACAGCAGGAAACTCAGTGTTATGGGACGATCTAGCGGCTGGGTATGACAGAACTACAAGTTCAACAAACACCAGATATATTAGATCAGGTTTAAAAAACTATCTACCAGTTGATGATTCAGGCAACCTAAAAAGTCCAATTGCAATTGGATTAGTCACTGGAAACACCACAAGGACAATGAACAGAGTCTGGAGTTTTGGTGATCAATCACCTTCTGAAACTGCCTGGAGAAGATCATCATCTTATCCTTTTTCAGCAATAAAAATGTTGGCTTTAACCAAACCTGCCAAATTTTTTGGACTATTTTTTGATAATTCAAGACTGACAACCAATGTTTCTAATAATTTAATTGACAGTGACACAGAAGTAAGGCAACAATTATCTAGTGCAAAATATCATTTAGAAACTGTAACAAATTCTGATACAGGCGTTGTGACAAGATATTTGACAGCAGGCTATCAGCCGTGGGTAGTAAACTATCTTATTAAAAATAATTTAGATCCTGCAACTTTTTACTACGATAAATTAAAAAACTTAAATGTCCAGTTAGCATACAAACTTGGAGGTTTCAGTGATAAGGCAAATTTAAAAGTTTTAACAGATTCAACAAGTCCTGCATCATCAGCAGGCTCACAATTTGTTCCGGATGAAAACTACAAAATTTTATTTAGAACATCAAATCCTGTAAACAGTTTTGATTATTCAGGTGTGTTAGTTGAACTAAACACAAATACAACTACAGATGGATCAACATTACAAGGCGGATACAAAGTAATAGGGTACAATTCTCTAAGACCTTATTTCAAAGTTTTAGAGCCAATGCGAAATGGCAATTCCACAAAAATAACAGTGGGTAACACTTCTGCTTTAATATACAACAACTGGACCGAAAGTGTAAAAACTGTAACATATGGAACAGTTTTTGATTCTGTTCAAAAAGTTGTGGATTTTTTAGTAGGATATGGAAAATATTTGGAATCACAAGGATTTAGTTTTGATAATTTTTCAAATGAAATCAAGGAAACATTGAATTGGGAAACATCTGCTAAAGAATTTTTATATTGGACAACACAAGGATGGGCCGCTGGTTCAGCAATAACTTTAAGTGCTGGCGCAGATGGTTTCAATCTTACCACAAATAACAGTATTATTAGTAGACTAGCCAACATGCGTGGTGATTACACTGTGCTAGATGCTGGCGGAAGAATAATTTCTAAAAAAGACATTTCAACTAAAAGAATCGGATCAACTTTCAACATAGAAATTAAAAACAGTGAAGTTGGAATATTTAATGCCACAATGAATTCTGTGCAGAAGGAGCATGTATTATTGTTTGACAACACCACAGTGTTTAATGATGTAATATTAGAATTAGCAACAGGATTCCGTCAACAAAGATTAAAATTAGTAGGTTGGAAAACAGGCAACTGGAATGGCGATTATTATTCACCTGGATTTATTTTTGATGAGGCCAAGGTTTCACTATGGTCAGCAAACACCAATTATGAAATTGGTGATTCAGTAGAGTATGATGCCAAATTTTTTGTTGCTAAAAAGAATCACAACAGTGGTGCAACGTTTGATTTTGCACAATGGCAGAAAAAAGACAGCAAACCAAGACCATCCTTAATACCAAATTTTGATTATAAGATAAGTCAATTTAATGATTTTTACAATCTAGAAACAAATAACTTTGATGAATCACAGCAAAGTCTTGCTCAACACTTGATCGGTTATCAAAGCAGATCTTATCTGGAAAATCTTTTTGTAAATGATATTTCACAGTACAAATTTTATCAAGGTTTTATCAGAGATAAAGGAACTAAGACAGCCATAGATCGATTATTAAAAGCACAGTTCAACGATGAAAGTTTAACAATAGATACCTTCCCCGAATGGGCAGTAAGGGCTGGAGAGTTTGGAAACTGTGATGGCTTAAAATCAGTGCAAATCAAAATGCCAGACAGCACATTTACAAATAATGTTCAGTCTATTGAACTTTTGGACAGTGGTCAAACACAGGCCTACACAAGATCAGCCACAGCCACAGCAGAACAACTGTATTCAAAACCTTTGGAGTACACAGCATCAACAACTTTTGCACAATATGATTACACCCAGGAAGGTTTTGACCGAGACACCCCTGTGGTAATAAAACATGCAGGATGGCCAAGATTGCAAGACGTTCAACACACTGCTTTTGATATTACACAACTAGAAAATCTAGACATGAATAACATTAGCAACAATGACCTTGTTTGGATTGCTAAAAAAGCCAATGCTGATTGGGACGTACAGAGAGTAACTTCAGCAAACAACACTGTTAGATCTATTCAATCGTTCAACAATGACACACAAATATTGATAGAGACCAATCTCAGTCATAATTTTGCAAAAGGTGATTATATTGGCATAAGGAATTCACAGTTCGGAGAATTCAATGGAGTGTATGAAATTCAAGAAGTTCCTACCAGCAAACAAGTTCTAATAAATTTTTTAAATGCTAGTAGGTTGGGCACTGCAATAAGCGTTTTAGAAGATGAATCAACTTTTAACACCTACGGCGATGTTTATAAATTTATCAGTGTAAGATTAGCGTCAATGAACAATGTCAATGATGCTCTAAGTTACAACGATTATCAATTCAAAGATTCAATTAATAATGTCAATGGTGACAGAGTGTTTGTTGACAATGTTGGAGGTGATTGGAAAATTTATGAAAAAGACGACCCTTACACCACAACAATTTTACAATCTCCAGATTCAACCAACAACCAAGATTTTGGCTACAGAATAGTTGGTAGACAGGATGGCAGAACATTGGTTGTTTCAGCACCAAGTCAAGGTCAAGGTACAATCCATTTCTTCTTTAGAAGAAGTTCCGACGCAGGCACAGCATTTACAATACAAAACAGTTTGACCATGACTGACAATGATGACACTTCTTCGAGACTTGGAGAAAGTTTATCAATCAGTTCAGATGGAAATTTTGTAGTGGCAGGCGCACCTTACACCAATGCCATTGGAGCAGATGGTAGTACAAGATTCATTGATGCAGGTTTAATCAAAACTTACGTGTGGGATCCAAGTGTTTTCAATTACACAGAACTTTCAACAATAAAAGGTCCAAATGACGGATCCAGTAATCTTGAAAATGCCAACTTTGGTTGGTCAACTGCTGTGGCCGAACCTAGCGACTCATCGGGCAGAAGCACAACTCCAAAATTGCTTTTTGTATCTGCACCTGGTTATGATAATGACACAGGTATAGTGCATATGTATGACTGGAACATTGGTGCTGACGGATCAACCTATGACACATGGACACAGCAAGTCTCAATACAATCTCCTGATGCAGATGGAGGACAAAGATTTGGACACAGAATAAAAGTTAATGACAATGGTGATATACTGGCTGTGGCGAGTGTGGCTCCAGGCTCTGCAGGCAAAGTAGAAATTTTCACAAGATCAAGTTTGACCAATGATGACAGTACTCAATATGTTTGGACACACAGACAAACTTTACGAGGAGCCACATCAGACGGTTCAACACTAAACACTTCATTTGGTGATGACATTGCAATGAGCAAAGACGGCTCAAGACTATTTGTATCAGCACCTGGTTATGACAAAACAAATCAAGCAGACGCAGGAGCAGTCTACTATTATCTATTCAATGCAGACGGCTCAACCAACACATACACGCTACAACAGACTGTGGAAGCACCTGATCTGCAAACCAACATGCGTTTTGGCACAGCAATTGAATGTAATGAATCTGGCACTAGACTTTCAATTGGTGCTGAGAAAAAAGATAATTCAAGAGAAATGAAGTTTGATTCAGGAGCAACAACTTTTGATCTCCAGGATACCACTATAACAGATGAAAACATTGGTTCAGGCGGTGCATACACTGCCACCATGTACGACACGCAATTTGTAATAGACCAAAGACTTGTGACCACAAATGTCAGTGCCAATGATGATTTTGGCAGAGGTATGTTTATAAATGATAGAGGTGTATACGTGGGAGCACCTGAAGATGATTCATCTAGTGGTGTGTCAAATGATGGTACTGTAACAAATTTTGAACTTAACACTATAGGATCATATGCTTGGAATGCACTAGTCACAGAAGATGCCTTGATAGACAACAGAAAAATTAAATCAGCGTTTATATTCAATAGTGCAACCAATCAAGTGATTGATTATTTGGATTATTATGATCCAATCAAAGGCAGAATTTTAGGAATAGCAGACAGAGAATTAAATTTCAAATCTGAATGGGATCCAGCAGTTTACTCCGTTGGTGAAGGAGCAGTACATGTAGATGAAAATGTAGCATGGGGTCAAGAACACATCGGACAAGTGTGGTGGGATCTGTCATCTGCAAGATGGACCTGGTACGAACAAGGAACACAAGAATTTAAAACTAAACACTGGGGCGAATTGTTTCCTGGATCAACTATTGATGTATATGAATGGGTTGAATCTACTCAACTGCCCGCTGATTGGTCAAATTTGGCTGACACAACACAAGGTATTTCTCAGAGCATAAGTGGTCAACCAAAATATGCAGACAACACTGTGTACACAGTCAAACAAAAATACGACAGTGCATCAAACAGTTTTGTAAATTATTACTATTATTGGGTCAAAAACAGTGTGTTTTTACCTGATGCTGGCAAAAGTGTTGTGACCAGGAAGAACACAACTGCATATATTTCTAACATCATTGCGAATCCTTATGGATCAGGCTTGAAATATTTCACTGTGTCCGACAAAAATAAAATTTTAACATTCAATGTCAAAGACAGTTTGTTTAATTCAAATGTTGTTTTAAATGTGGACTATTCAGACAATGTTGAAGACGCAGAAGATCACAAAGTTTGGAAACTGTTTAGTGAAGGTGATCCAGATGATAGACCAACTACCAGACTAGAAAACAAATGGTGGGACAGTTTGATTGGTGCTGACAGTTCAGGTAACCAAGTGCCAGACATTGACTTGCCAGTGAATCGAAGGTACGGTACTGATCTGAGACCAAGACAGAGTTGGTACGTAAATCGTTTTAACGCTTTGAAAGAAATAGTTGATTATGCCAACAGTGTTATGCTTAAAAAACAGTTGGCAAATACAATTAGTTACACCAATCTCAATAAGCAAGAACCTTTGCCAACTGCGGCCTCGGGCCTGTATGATGGCACTGTTGATACCTATGCAGAATTGACCTATATCGACACAAGGGATCTAAGTGGTACTGTGAATTATCTTGTCAAAGCAGACGAGGAAAATTCTAACGGTTTCTGGGCCATATATCAATGGGATGGCACTGTTTGGAGTAGAACAAGACTGCAGACTTATAAAACATCGGCCTACTATGAATTAGCAGATTGGTATGAAACAGGTGGTTCAATGGATCACAGTAGCAATACTGTGATTGATGCTCAGGTAACATTTGAATATCAATTAGATACACTAGACTTGGCAGTGGGCAAACATGTCAAAGTTACTTCAGCAGACACAGGCGGATGGAAATTGTTTATGAAGACCACGACCGGTTGGGAAAATGTTGGAACCGAAAATGGTACAATCCAACTTAAAAAATCACTATATGATTACACTATAGATAACACAGGCTACGCAGGTAATGACACATTTGATGATAACTTTTTTGATCAAGAACCAACTATTGAAACAAGAAATGTTTTGACTGCACTACGAGACGATATCTTTATTGGTGATTTAAAAGTAGAGTACAACAACATATTCTTTATAGGTTTAAGAAAAGTACTAGAAGAACAAACTTATGTTGACTGGTTGTTCAAAACGTCATTTTTAAATATCAAAAACAATTTTAGAGAATTAACACAAAGAAAAACCTACACAGTTGGAGCAGACTCATATGTTGAAGAATACATCAAAGAAGTCAAACCGTTCCATACAAAACTGCGTGAGTACAAAGTTGGGTACAATAAAACTGAAACACAAGACGGATTGTTTACAGATTTTGATAATCCAGCATTTTATGATTCATCAATCAGTGCTATAAGAAATTTAGATAAAGATAGTGTTGCTGATGCCACAAGATTAACAGAATATCCTTACAAAATTTGGAACGATTCTTATAAAAAATCTGTCAAAACAATAACTTTAACAAAAGGTGGCTCAGGATATTCTTCTGCACCAACGGTATTGTTTATAGGTGGTGCTGTAGAAAACACTGGCCCATTTCAGATTTTAGGCAGAAGTAATTCCGGTAGCACATCTGGTGATTATGGTTACTACTATCCTTTGTTTACTAGCGAACAAAATGCTAATATCTATGATCAACAACAGGGCGGGTCAGGAAGAGCATTTATTGTCACATTTGATGAACATGCAGGAAAAACTTTTTATATGCCTGCAAGTACAACAAACGAAGCAGTAAGCACAAGAACTTTTGACTTTAAACTGTATCAAGAACCAGATGTTACTCATGCCACTGCCACTGCCGTGGTTAGTGGTGGAACTGTCACTAAAATAAATTTATTAACATCAGGATCAGGATACACTGCCACACCTAAAATATTACTAACAGGTGGTGCTTCCGATGGATCAACTCCAACAGACACAGCCACAGCATATGCAAATCTTGGCAACGATCTAGTAAGAGACATAGATGTCACTTTGAAATTTGATAGAATAGATCAAAATGCCACTGTGTTTGAATGGGCAAAAAACACTGCTTATTCATATGGAGCATTGATTAGATACAACAATGAATTGTACAGAGCCACCAAAACTTTTACATCAACAACTAAATTTGATGAAAACATAGGTGACTTACAGAAATTAAAAGGCGACGAAACTTTCTTGACAGCGGCTAGTAGAACTTTGGGTATGTATACACCAGAAGCAGGTATGGCCGGTAATGATTTGACACAATTAATGACCGGAATCGACTATGGAGGTGTGATGGTCACAGGATTGTTGTTTAATGAAGATCAAGGTTGGGACAGATCGCCATGGTATGACGCACCATGGGATAATTTTGGATCCAGCAAAGTCAAAACTTTTTACGGTGATGGATCAACTGTGTTATACACTTTTGACACTGCACCTTTGGCCACTGAAGTTTACACTGTGTACTATGATGGAGTAAGACAAACTGCTGATGTATTCAGAGGTGATGGTACTACAACTGCATTTACTTTATCAACAGCACCAGGTGATGGTGTAAAAGTAGAATTAATTTTGTTTGATGATGACAAAGTATTGACACCTACAGACGACAGAACATTAGACAGTTTGATATCAGGTGGACTTTTCAGTTCAGCAGTGGGTGTATCTCCTGGTGATATAATTCAGGATGGAGACGCATTTGTAACTCCAGAAACAAGTTTTGCTCCTGAAGAAAATGTTCCAGGACAAATATTTGATACCTTGGACATAAAAGTTTATACCTCGCCAGAGTCAGGAGTGCCTTTTATTGTTGATAAAACATACAGAGGAGATTCAAGCACAACAACTTTTGATATTGGACAACAACCAGGAACACAGGCCGGTGTTATGGTTACTATAGACGGTGTAAGACAAAACAGTTTGGCATCTGACAGCACAGTGAATTACACTGTGGACACAGCGGCAAAAACTGTGACATTTAGTACTGCGCCAACATCAGGATCAGTAGTTAATATTAAAAGTTTTGCTATTTCAGGCAACAACTATGTGCTGTTAAACAGTTTTACAGGAGATGGTAGCACAAAATCATTTACCACAGGAGCCAGAGATACCTATCAATTGGACAGTGCTTTACCACAACTTTATGTGACAGTGGATGGCCAAGTGTCAACGGCATATTCAACTTCTGAATCAAACAAAGCAGTGACAGTGACATTTGACACTGCACCAGCATCTGGACAAGCAATTCAAATTGCTGGATTCAATCAAGATCCTGCAACAAGAGCATTTGCAGAAATAAGATCTGAAAATATAAATTATGATGGTTCAACAGTTACATACGCTTTAGATTATCCTCCAGGAGCAATTGGTCCTTTCGCAGGACTAACATTGTTAGAAGTAAACGGAAATTTATTGAGAGGTCCAGACAATACATATTACAGTTCGGATGGATCAACTTATACCTATGCTGTTTTAAGCACACTTTCAGATGGATCAACAGTTGACCCAGCCAAAACAATCACGTCTGCTTCACAAGTTGAAGTTTATAAAAATGGTGTCAAACAAATACTGAACACAGATTACACAGTTGACATTGCGGCACAGAAAGTTGATTTTGTTACTGTGCCTGAAGCCTCTGATGTGATTGCTATTACAACCTTAGTGGACAATCATTACCGTATGATTGGCAATGAAATAATTTTAGATTTGACACAGATTGCCGCTGACGGTATTACTTTAAGCAGTGGAGATAATATTGTTGCAACAACATTTAACAATGCACTTGGCATGAAACAAAGAAGAGAGGTTCTAGAAGGTCGACCAAACGGTGAACTATATCTAAATGCAGAACCTTTGAATTCTGATTATGTTTTTGTGACTTTGAATTCCACAAACACATTGACTCAAAACGCGGATTATACTTTGACAGGAAACAAATTGACTATACATGGCATAACACTTACAAGTTCTGATAGAATTGATGTGATGTATTTTGCAGTTGAATCAGCGACCAATGCCACAGGTTTTAGAATTTTCAAAGACATGCTTAACAGAACATTTTACAAAAGAATTAGTTCAACAAATACAACAACACTTTCAGTTGCACTAGAGCCAGGAGATCAAGACATGATTGTATCAGATGGCACTGTGTTAACAACGCCAAACGCTGGCAACAATCAACCAGGTGTTGTGTTTGTTGACAAAGAAAGAATTGAATATTTCGTCAAGACAGGTAATACTCTATCTCAACTTAGAAGAGGTACTCTTGGCACTGGAATTAAGGCACACGCCTCAGGCGCTTCTGTAGTAGACGCAGGTGGACAACAAACTGTGCCTTATGCTGACACAATATCAACCAAAACCTACACAGGAGATGGTTCAACTGTCAGATTTGCTACTACTTACGCTCCAACTCGTGGTGAAGATTTAGACATATTCATTGGTGGCCAACGATTGTCTTTCAAACACGAGTTGGACGATAGTACACTTACAAGAGGTTATTCAGTAGACGGAAGCACCGCCAACGTGACACTAACAAACGCTCCTGCAACAGGAACACAGGTAAAAATTGTGCAAAAACGTGGTAATACATGGTACACAGCCGGAGCATCAACTGCCGCTGATGGTAAAGGACTACAGAAGTCCAATACATCACAGGCTAAATTCATAGCAGGAGAACCAACAAATGCACCAGAATAAATACAACGTGATGCAACAAAATCAAACAGAAAATAAAGAAGAAAATAACAACAAAAAACCTGATGATAAATCAGGTGTAATGATGCAGGGACATATCAAGATTTGGGATCCTGAAACAGGTGAAGTAATTGTAGATAAAAGAAATGCTATTCATTATGAAAACATGAGCACTGCTTTAGCAAACTCATTGGCAAATAAATCAACAGGATTTGTACATGAAATGGCTTTTGGTAATGGAGGTACAAGTGTTGACACTACTGGGGTAATAACTTACCTAACTCCAAATTCAACAGGAACCAATGCTACTTTATATAATCAAACTTATTACAAAGTGATTGATGACAATAGTTCAACCAACAAAGACACTTCCAGAAACAAAATGGAAGTAAGACACACAGCCGGAAACAAATACACAGACATTGTTTGTACTTGCACATTAGACTATGGTGAACCTACCGGACAACAAGCATTTGATAACACAACAAATTTTGATGGTGACTATGTTTTTGATGAACTTGGATTAAAAAGTTGGGAAGGCACAGAAAACGGATCTACCAATAAACTTTTGACACACGTAATATTTCATCCTGTACAAAAAAGTTTAAACAGATTGATTCAGATTGATTACACTTTGAGAATACAAAGTTTAACATCATTCAATGAAACAACATCAACGGGCACAACAACCACAACAACCTAGATTATGGCATATACAGTAAACAAAACAAATAGTTCAGCATCACCTAATCAGTATACAGTGCAGGATTCAGTTCTTAACACACAAACTGATCTAAGTTTTATTGGAAAAGGTTATGCAGGATATGGAGAAATTGTTGCTGAAAACTTTTTACATCTTTTAGAAAATTTTTCTAACAGTTCAGCACCTAGCAAGCCAATCACAGGACAACTTTGGTATGATGAAACAGCAAATAAATTAAAAGTTTACGATGCTACTTTTAGAACTGTTGGTGGTGCAGAATATTCATCAACTGAACCAACTAATCAACAACAAGGTGATCTTTGGGTTGATTCAGATACACAGCAGTTATTCTTTTATAATGGCACAGACAATATTCTAGTAGGACCACCTTCATCCACAGGAACTACAAACGGATTTGTATACAACACAATAGCAGATTCAACAGACACAAATCAAAATGTAACTTATTGGTACAACGATGGAAATTTAATTGCAATTATTTCAGAAGACACATTCACTCCAAAAATTGCAATATCAGGATTTGCTACGATCACAAAAGGAATCACACTGTCAACTGCAATAGCAGACTTGAGATTTGCAGGCACTGCTAGTGATTCAGACAAATTGGGCGGAGTAGCCGCGGCAAACTATTTGAGATCAAATGCCAATGATACCACATCAGGAACGTTGGGCATTGTAAATGACACAGGACTCACAGTAGGTGCTGACAACGACATAAAAATAAGTGTGGATGGAACAGGTGCAATTCTACAGAATCAAGTTGCTGACACAGATATTACATTCAAAGTCAATGATGGTGGTTCAACCACCACTGTTATGACAATTGATGGTTCAACATCAAGAATCGGAATAGGCACAACAGCACCAACAACAAAATTACAAATTTCTGGCACTACAACTTCAACTGCTTTTGCAGGACCGTTGACAGGCAATGTCACAGGAAATCTTTCTAGTTCAGGTGCCAATACTATGGGATCGTTGACAATGTCAGGAAATATTTCATCACAAAATATTTTGCCATCTGCAAACACAACATATGACATTGGTTCAAGCAGTTTAGGATACAATGTGGTGTATGCAAAAGCCACATCAGCCCAATACGCTGACTTGGCAGAGATTTACGAATCCGACAACACATACGAAGTAGGCACAGTAGTGATTTTTGGTGGTGACAAAGAAATAACAATCAGTCAATTCTCACAAGACACAAGAGTGGCAGGAGTTATATCAGATAAACCTGCGTATGTAATGAACGACAAATCAGAAGGACAGCCAGTGGCGCTAGTAGGAAAAGTGCCAGTAAAAGTGCATGGCACCATTGCAAAAGGTGATTTACTAACAACATGTGGCGAACATGCTGGTTGTGCTAAAAAAGCAATCGATGTTAAAACAGGAACTATTATAGGAAAGGCATTAGAAAACTACGATTCAACAGAGGTTGGCAGGATCTTTGTATCTGTAGGAAAACTATAAATACTGGTATATGGCGTACACAATCAACAAAACAGACGGAACAGTAGTTGCAACAATCACAGACGGCACAGTTGATACTTCCACGTCTTTGCAGTTATTTGGAAAAAGTTACTCAGGTTTTGGTGAAGGCCTAAACGAAAATTTAGTAAAACTATTAGAAAATTTAGCATCAACATCAGCGCCAACTGCTCCCTTAACAGGTGAACTTTGGTTTGATACCAGTGCAAATTCAATCAAAGTTTATGACGGTACATCATTTAAACCAACAGGTGGAGCAAGATCGCAGTCAGCAGAACCCACTTCGGCTTCAGCAGGTGATCTATGGCATGACTCCGATGATGATCAAGTTTATTTTTACACAGGCAGTGCTTGGCAACTATTAGGTCCAGTATTCACATCCGGACAGACACTTTCAGGCTGGGTAGTTGAGACAGTAACAGCGTCTAGCATAAGCAAAGTGATAGCGTCTATGTACGCAGGAAATATAAGAGTTGCTGTGTTGTCCAAAGAAGCATTTACGCCAGATGCAGGTTCACCATCAGGTACACCGTTGGTGGCAAATGGTTTTGCAACAATAGCGGCAGGAATAACTTTAAATTCAACATTAGGTGCTAGTTTTTCAGGAAATTCAACACAGGCCAGCACAATAGATGTAAGTGGCACAACAAACACTTCAGCAACAGTGATTGCTGGTGGTAACTTTTTAAGAGCAGACGCCGCTGACACTACCACTGGTGCATTAACAATTGACGCAGATGGTGGTTTAATTGTTGGTGAGGAACAAGAACTAACAATCACTGCTAGTTCGGGTGATGTCACAGTTGCACAGACAAGACAAGATAAAGATCTAAGTTTCACAATCAATGACGGTGGTGTTACAAAAACACCTTTGGCATTTGCAGGCGCCACAGGCAATATCACTTTAACAGGTAACACAACAATTACAGGTAACCTTAGTATAACAGGAGAATTTGAAAATACTTCTTCGGGTGTAATAACAGTTGATGATGCTTTTGTAAAAGTAAACACCGGAAATTCAGAAGTTGATGCAGGTTTAATTGTTGAAACATCAGACACAGATGACGCTAGAATATTTTATGATGTTTCAGAAAACTATTGGGCCGCAGGAGAAAATCAATCTTACTCACAAGTGGTAAGAGTGGCTGACCTAACAGACGATGGTGATGCCAACAAAGGCACAAAAGGTCTAACAACAGATGCATCAACAGGAGATTTAAAAGTAACCAGTTTGACATTGGGAGCAGTAGGGTCAAACATCGCAACATCAGATACTTCAAATGCCAAAGCACCAAGCATTGGTCAAGTGGCAGAATCTATTAAACGTTGGGGTGGCAGTGTCATATCAGATGACAGTAGCAACAGTATAGCAGGAAATAGATACGTTGAGACATCAGCACCTACTAGCGGTCAAGGTTCAAACGGAGATCTTTGGTTCGTAAGGGAGGCGTAATTCCTTATGCCAACTGTCACTAAAACTTTCACGTACACAGGTACAACACAGGTATTAGTAGTACCAGCAGGCACTCAGTCAATGACATTTGACATATGGGGTGGAGCCGGTGGTGGCGGAGGTGGTGACCAAGCAGGTGGTGGACGAACAGGCGCGGCAGG